CACCAAGCAGCTGCACACCTACCTCGGAGCTCGGGCCAAGGGCTACTGCCAGCTGCTCCACATACGCAACACCGGAGTCGGTACGGGCAGCAGGGCCAACGCCGGCAGGCGCAGGCGGTGAGCGTGGACGCCGACCAGGTGAGGCAGCGCGTCCAGGCCATAGCCGATGCTGCACCCGACTACGAGCACCAGCATGGACTGGAGGATCAGCTCCACGTCGACGTGCTGACCTTGATCGCCAAGCGGTCGGTGGACGCCGGCGCCAGAGCCCTGGCCAGAGCTGCACTGGCGTCTCGGAAGATCGACTTCGATCGCTACGGAGCATGATCACCCGGGGGGATACCCCCGCCAGCCGATCTTCAGGGATCGGGGCCGTATAGCACCTGACTTTCTGTACGGGTTTCCCTGGCGCCCGCGCGGCGCCGCCTACCGCCCCAGCGCGCCCCGGAGGCGTGCGTCAGACCCTGGAGGTCGCCATGGGCACTCGTGGACCCATCCCGGAGCGCTCCGAAGCGCGCCGGCGACGCAACAAGACCGACGACGTCGGCCTGGTCAAGGCCCCGTCCACCCCGTCGGATGTTCCTGAGCTACCCGATCCGGATCCGCTGTGGCATCCGATCGCCACCACCTGGTACCTGTCCCTGCGCGAGTCCGGGCAGGCCGCCTTCTATCAGCCGTCCGACTGGGCGATGGCCCGCTACGCCGCAGAGCTGATGTCCCGCGGGCTCTCGGAGGACCGTCCTCCGAACGGGCAGTATGTAGCCGCCCTCAACTCCGTTATGGCGAGCCTGCTGACGACGGAGGGCGACCGGCGCCGCGTCCGGATCGAGCTGGAGCGCAAGCCGGCCGTCAAGGCGGTGTCGGCCAGTGTGACGGCGATCGCCGACTACCGCTCCTCGATCGGTGGCTGACGGCGAGGTCCCCGAGGTCGTCACGCCCTTCACGATCGGCCCGACGTGGCAGCGCGGTGAGGACGGGAAGTTCATCCTCCCCGGGTACACGCTGGGCTGGCAGGCCCTGGCCTGGACGGCCACGTATCTGCAGCACTACGTGGGCGCGCCATGGCGGTACACCGCCGAGCAGGCCCGCTTGACGCTGTGGTGGTACGCCATGGATCCGGCATCGAACCGGTTCCTATGGCGCGACGGCGTGATCCAGCGGCTGAAGGGCTGGGGCAAGGACCCGCTGATCGCGACGTGGTCGGCGTTTGAGTTCGTCGGCCCGTGCCGGTTCGGCCAGGTTGCCGACGAGGGCAACGAGTGGGGGGTCCCTCCGGGGCAGCCTCTCGGCCAGCCGCACCCTGCGGCCTGGGTGCAGATCGCGGCCGTCAGCCAGGACCAGACCCGGAACACGATGACTCTCTTCCCGTCGATTCTGACGAAGCGGGCGATCGAGGAGTTCCGCATCGACCTCGGCAAGGAGATCATCTACGCCGACAAGGGTCGGGCTCGTATCGAGGCGGTCACCAGCTCGCCGCGGGCGCTTGAGGGTGGCCGACCGACCGCGGTGAACCTCGGAGAAACCCACCACTGGGTGGAGGCCAACCAAGGCCACGAGATGGCCGCGGTGATTGAGCGCAACGCCACCAAGTCCGCGGACGGCATGTCACGGACGCTGGCCAACACCAACGCCTACGAGCCTGGTGAGGACTCGGTAGCTGAGCGGACGCGGGAGGCATTCGAGTCGGCGGAGGCCGGTCGGGCCGCTGACGTCGGCCTGTTCTACGACAGTCTTGAGGCGCCCGCCGAAGCGAAGCTGTCGGAGGAGTGGATCGAGCCCACTCTGCGGGCGGTCCGCGGCGACTCGACCTGGCTGGACATTGAGCGGCTCAAGGCGTCGATCCTCGACGTCCGCAACCCGCCGTCCCGGTCCCGCCGGTTCTGGTTCAACCAGATAACGGCCTCCGAGGACGCCTACCTGGCGCCCTACGAATGGAACGCGTGTCCGCACGACGGCATTGAGCTGCAGCCCGGCGACGAGATCGTCAGTTTCTTCGACGGGTCCAAGTCGGACGACGCCACAGGGCTTGTTGCCTGCCGCCTGTCCGATGGGCACGTACAGACGCTGGGTGTCTGGCAGAAGCCGGCGAACTGGCCGGACGGCGTTCCGTGGAGGGTGCCGCGCGAAGAGGTCGACGGGGTGGTGGACCTGATGTTCGCCACCTACAAGCCGCTGGCGTTCTTCGCGGACCCGGGATCGGGCTTCGACGAGGCGGACGGTGAGCGGTACTGGGACGGTTTCATTGATGCCTGGGCGCAGCGGTATGGGAAGCGTCTCAAGCTGAAGGCGGTCGCGTCTGGCCACGGGCAGCACGCGGTCATGTGGGACATGCGCGACCCGCGCCGGCAGCAGGTGTTCACCGAGGCCGTTGACCGCTTCTACCGGGACGTCCTGGAGCGGCAGTTGACCCATGACGGCCACAAGGTGCTGCGCCAGCATGTGGCCAACGCCCGGCGGCGCACTAACCGGTGGGGTTACACGATCGGTAAGGAGCACCGCGAGTCCGCCCGCAAGGTTGACCTGGCGGTGTGTGCGATCGGCGCGCGGATGCTGCGCCGGATGGTCATGAACTCGACGGCCTGGACGAAGCGGTCCACGGCTCGCGGCAAGGGACGGGTGGTGGTGTTGCGGTGACGATTCCCACGCTCCCCTTGGTGTCGCTGTCGGAAGACGAGCAGCAGATCATCACGGCACTCCGATCGGATCTGCTGTCTCAGCGCTTCAAGCTGGAGCTTCTCGACAGCTACTTCAACGGCGAGCAGCTGGTCCGCGACCTGGGGATCTCGATCCCTCCGCAGTTGAAGACCCTGCATACCGTCATAGGCTGGCCGCGGATCGGCGTCGAGGCACTGGAGCAGCGCCTCGACCTGGAGGCGTTCCGCTGGGCCGACGGAGCTGACTCGGCGGATCTGCAGGAGATCGCTGACGCGAACGACCTGTTCGACGAGGCGTCGCTCGCGCACCTGGATGCCCTGACCTACGGCCGGGAGTACGTGACAGTCGGCAGTCCGGATGAGGCCGGCGCTCCGTCGATCATCTCGTTCGAGTCGCCGATGGACATGACGCTCGCTTGGGACGCTCGGCTGCGAATGCCACTGGCGGCGCTGCGCGAGTGTCAGGACAAGTGGGATTACGGCCTCAGCCCGGAGGAGCGGCTGGTCAGCCTGTACCTCCCGAACCAGACGGTGCAGGCGGTGGAGACCAGCTCCGGCTGGGTGGTTCTGGACCGGGACGAGCACAACCTCGGCATGGTGCCGGTACTGCGAATGGCGAACCGGCAGCGGACTGCGGACCGGATCGGCCGGAGCGAAATTACCCCGGAGGTCATGTCCATCACGGATGCGGCCTGCCGGCGCCTGATGGGCATCGAGGTCGCTTCCGAGTTCTTCGGGGCGCCGCAGCGATACATCCTGGGGGCATCGGAGTCGGCGTTCCAGGACGCTGAGGGCAACGCAAAGTCGGCGTGGGACACCTACATCGGTCGCGTGCTGGCGCTGGAGCGGGACGAGGACGGCAACGTCCCGACGGTCGGCGCGTTCACCGCGCATGATCCCTCGGGCCAGACGAAGATCATCGACCTGTATGCCAGGATCATGGCCACCCAGCTCGGGCTGCCGCCGCACATGCTCGGCTACACCAGCGACAACCCGGCGAGCGCGGACGCCATCCGCTCCAGCGAGGCCATGCTGGTCAAGAAGGCCGAGCGGCGCATCCGGCGGTTCAGCGCCACCTACCGGGACATGATGAGGCTGGCGCTCTGGGTTCGTGACGGTGAGCCGCCGCCGAAGGACCGCCGCATCGAAACGGTGTGGCGCAACCCGGCAACCCCGACGCTCGCCGCCCAGACGGACGCCGCGGTGAAGCTGGCCCAGGCCGGCATCGTGCCGGCGGACTCCGAGGTCCTGCTGGAAATGGCAGGCCTGAGCGAGGATCAGCGGCGCCGGGTTGAGACGGACCGGCGCCGCGCCCGCGGGGCCGACATGGTCCGGCAGATCACCGCCTTGGCGGCGAACGCCGAGCCGCAGCCTGGAACAGACGATGGCGCGGACGACCTCTGACGGGGGCCGCGGGCAGGAAGCGCACAGGCGGGCGCAGCGAGGTCTGACTCGACTCTTGACCCGGGATGTGCGGGGTCTGCGACGGTTGATCATTCCGTCGAGGCTTGAGGCATCGGTGCCCGAGTGGATTGAGGCCGTCCGAGCCCTGGTCGAGCAGTACGGGGCGGCCTCGTCAAGCCTGTCGGCCGACTACTACGAGGCGGAGCGCATCGCGGCCGCGGTCACCGGCCGCTTCACGGTGCCACTGGCCGAGCCGCCTCCCGACGAGCAGGTCAACAACAGCCTGCGCTGGGCCACGAAGGACCTCTGGGAGCGGGATCCGGAAGACCCGGACACGACGGAGGCGCAACGCCAGCCGCTGGAGATCCGCCTGCAGCAGGCCGAGAAGAAGGCCGAAGCAGTCGCCCAGAAGCTGGTCGCCGACCAGGGCCGCGGCACCGTCCAGGAAGCGGTCCGGCAGGACCGGCAGGCCACCGCCTGGGCCCGCTCGGCGGCGCTGGGAGCGTGCTCCTTCTGCAAGCTCCTCGCCAGCCGCGGGGCCGTGTACAAGCAGGACACCGCAAAGTTCCGGTCCCACGACGGCTGCCACTGCGGCGTGGTCCCGGTGTTCAAAGGGCAGCGCTTCGAGCTGTCCGACCACGCGGCCGAGTGGGCGCGGATCTACCGCGACTACGCCGCCCCCTATCCCGGCGATCAGCTGCGCCGCTTCCGGCAAGCCCTCGCCGAGCACGGGCATCTGCCCGCCCTGTAACCCATGGCTGCCCTGGAGGCGGCCTCATCTCAGCCCCTGGAGGGCCGTTTCACCATGCCCGAAAACGAGGAGACCGAGCAGTCCGTCGAGGAGCCGCAGGTAACCGAGACCGCCCCGGAGGCGGACGGTTCCGAGGAGGAGCCCTTCGACCGGAAGCGGGCCGAGGCTGCGCTGAAGAAGAAGAACTCTGAGGCGGAGAACCTCCGTAAGCGCCTGAAGGAGCTGGAGCCTCTCGCCGCCAAGGCGAAGGAGCTTGAGGACGCGCAGAAGACCGAGACGGAGCGCCTCAACGAGCAGCTGACGGCCCAGCGGGAACGGGCCGAGAAGGCTGTTCGTGCCGCGGTCGCGTCCAAGGTTGAAGCGCTGGCCCGCGACTTCGCCGACCCGGAGGACGCGGTCGGTTCGCTGGACCTCACGGCGTTCGTGGACGAGGACGGCGTCATCGACACCGACGCCATCAAGGACGCCCTCGCCGACCTCCTCAAGCGTAAACCGCACTGGGCCCGTCCCGACGAGGGCGGCCCGCGCCGTCCCGCCCCGGACCGTACTCAGGGTTCCTCGGGCAACGGCAACAGATCCCCCTCCGATCCGGCGCAAGTCTTCGCCGGACTCATGGAACAGGCCCTGAAGGGCCGCTGAGAGAGGTAGCCCTCCATGGTTGCAACGCCCCCCATCAAGCTGAGTGACGTCGATGCGACGTTCCTCCCCCCGACCCTGACCGGACCCATCTTCGAGAAGTCCGTCGAGCAGAGCGCCATCATGAGCCTCGCCCGCCGGGTCCCGCTGTCGATGTCCGCGAACACCGCCGTGCCTGTCCCGCTGGACGTGCCGACCGCCGACTGGGTCGAGCAGGCCGGCCGTAAGCCGCTCGGTACCGGCGGCGTCGACATCAAGACGATGACCGGCAAGAAGATCGCCGTCCTCATCCCCGTCGCGATGGAGGTCGTGCAGTCCAACGCTGCCGGCCTCTGGACGCAGCTCCAGTCCGACCTGCCCACCGCGTTCAGCCGGGCGTTCGACCGGGCGGCGATCCACGGTAAGACGATGAAGGGTGCTACCGGCCCCTTCGCCGACTATC